TATCACGGTGCCGAATGCGGTGACGATCAATTGCACGACCGCGACGGTCAACGCCTCGTCGGGCATAACGCTTGACACGCCGAAGACGGACGTTACCGGTGTTCTGAATGTCGCCGGTCTCATCACCGGAAAGGGCGGACTCGCCGTCAGCGGAGGTGGAGGTGCTGCGGTGACGGTCACAGGGAACATGAAGCTGCAGGGCCAGATCGAAGCTTCGAGCGACGTGACGGCGGGCGGCATCAGCCTCATGAAGCACAAACATCAAGAACAAGGCGACGGCGCTCCGACGAGTCCGCCGCTGTAAGGAGGCGAGGAGAAAATGGGCCTGGGATTTTCGGCAGTTGGTCTTTTCGGCAAACTGCCTTTTCTCTGCAGTAGTGCAGTGACATTCACCTTCAAGGACCTGTCAGTTTCACGCTCGGTTCGATGGGCGACGCACGAAGTGATAGGCAAGAAACCCGTTCTTGAATACATCGGTCCAGGACTCACAGAGGTCAGCTTCAACATTCAGCTGAACTCGATGCTCGGGACCCCGCCTTTGGCAGCGCTCATTCAGCTCAAGAAAATGCTCGAGAAGAAACAGGCTGAGCGTTTGCTCATCGGTCCAGATTATCTCGGAAAGTTCGTAATCGAATCAATCGGTGAAGAGCGCAAGTATCACAACAACCTTGGCATCTGCGTCTCTGCAGAGGTCAGCATCACCTTGAAGGAGGCGGCGTAATGGCTCAGTACACAGTGACGCTATCAAGTCAAGTCGACTTCGCGCCGTCTGACGAGGTGCGAGAGATTCTGCAGAACGTGCGGACGATCCTCAGCACGCGTAAGGGCTCCGTTCCTCTGGACCGAGACTTCGGGCTGACGTGGGCGCATATCGACAAACCAATGCCGGTTGCAAAGATGCTGATGCGGTCTGAGGTGATTGACGCGATTGAGGAGTACGAGCCAAGAGCAACGGTCGTGTCTGTCGACTTTGACGAGGACACTGCGAGCGCAATGGACGGTATTTTGAAACCGCGCGTTGTTGTGCAAATCGGAGAGGAGGAATAAGACATGGCTGAAACAATTCCCCGTTGGCACTTGCCGGCGGTTGAATTCCTTGAAACGGACGCCGAGACCATCAAGGCCGAGATTATCACTGGGTACGAACAAGCAAGTGGGCGAACCCTCGCGGCGGGCGACCCAGTACGACTCTACCTTTTGAGCCTTGCTGCCGTCATCATTCAACAGCGCACGGCTGTGAATCTGGCGGCGCAGCAGAACCTGCTTTCATATGCTCAGGACGACTACCTCGATGCACTCGGCACGCTTTTGAGCGTTACGCGTCTTTCTGAAAGCAAGGCCGTCACGACGATCAAATTCACGCTTTCGCAGGCTCTGGCGACGGTCTACACGATCCCTGCAGGAACTGAGGTGACGAACGGTGTTGTGACATTCGCGACGGACCATGAACTCAATATTGAGAAAGGTAAGCTCGAAGGGAGCGTCACGGCATCCTGCACCGTTGCAGGGACGGTCGGCAACGACTACCTTGCCGGTCAGGTCAACACCATCGTCAAGCCAATGACGTTCGTAGCGAAAGCCGAGAACACAACCATCACGACAGGCGGCTCTGAAGCGGAAAGTGACGAGTCCCTTGCCGAGCGCATTCGACTCGCACCAAACGGCTTCTCTGTTGCGGGGCCTGAGAAGGCGTACGTTTATCACGCGAAGAGCGTGTCGAGCTCCGTGCTTGACGTTTCCGTTACCTCCCCGACACCGGGCGAGGTCGATGTCTATGTGCTTCTTGCGGGCGGCGAATTGCCTTCCAAAGAAACGCTTGAGCAGATCGATGCGTACTTGAGTGATGAAACGCGTCGACCTCTCACGGACTTCGTTCAGGTGCTTGCGCCGAAGGCCGTGAATTACGAGCTCGAGATTCACTACTGGATCAGTCGCGAGGACAGTTCGCGCGCCGAGCAGATCAAATCTGATGTCGAAAGGGCGGTCGAAAAATACCGCGTGTGGCAGCAAGGAAAAATCGGTCGCGACATTCTCCCTGCAAGGCTCATTCAGTACGTCATGCAGGCGGGAGCTTCGCGCATCGACAACCCGACGATGAAGCCAGTTGACTTCCAGAAGCTCGAAAGCGACCAGGTCGCCCAATGCACTGGCGTGAAGATCGTTTACGAGGGCTACAAGGATGAGTAAGGGGCTCGCGGACGTAAGGCTGAGCGACTTACTTCCGGACTCAATTGCTCAAGACGACAACGTCAAGCACAGCGCGACGGCGCTTGACAAGCAGTTGCTCGATATGACGGCGGCGGTTGATCTTCCGTCGATCTACGTCAGCATTGACAAACTCACGAGCACGCAGCTCGACCATGTCGCCTACGGGTGGGATGCGAGCGTCTGGCGCGATTCGTGGCCCGTTGCTTTGAAGCGCAGCGTCTTGAAAAACGTTGTGCGCGAAAAGCGCAAGAAAGGCACGCTTCGTGCTGTCAAGGATGCCGTTTCTTCGATCGGTTCGGCTGCGACCATCAAAGAGTGGTGGCAGCAGGAGCCGAAGGGAACGCCCCACACTTTCGAGATTCAGGCGACGCTTGGAAACATCGACGGCACGCTTGATGCAGAAATGCAGGAGGACCTTTTCGCGCTCATCGACGACGCGAAGCCGGTCCGATCGCACTACACCTTCGTGCTTGTGAGACAGCTCCAGGGCGGCATGGGTGTTGACGGTTATCTGCGCCCGGTAGCTTACGCGCGTATTCGCTCTGAAGAGATTGTCAGCCGTGATATTGATGCGGCTGTCGGCATTTTCGTCGGAGCGCGACCTATTGCTATGCGGTCCCTTGTTGGGCTTGCAAAATAAGGAGGGTTTCTCATGGACATCGTTTTGACGACAGCCGGTATTCAGGCCGTCATCAATGCACAAGAGACCGGTACGAACGCCGTCACCATTTCTGAGATCGGCGTCGGAACCGGCAAATACACAGCAAACAAGGAACAGACACAGCTACAAGCTCAAGTCAAGCGCATGCCGATCCTAGAAGGTGGGCAAGCGGGTGACAACGCGATTCACGTCGCGTGCAAGGATGACGGCCCGGGCTCGTATGAAGTGTGCGAGTTCGGGCTTTTCCTTTCTGATGGGACGCTTTTTGCGGTCTATTCGCAGAGCACGCCGATCATTGCAAAGCAGGAGTCAAGCAATCTGCTCCTTGCTATCGACATGAAGCTCGAAGGCGTCAACGCTTGGAACATCACTTTCGGCGATGTGTCTTTCTCTTTCGCTGCTGCAACGGCCGTGAATGCGGGGATCGTTGAGCTTGCTACTGACGAAGAAACGCAGGCGGGGACCGATACGCAGCGAGCTGTGACGCCCGCCGGTCTGAAGAGCTTGACTTCCACTGCAGAACGTGCGGGTCTCATCCGAACAGCAACGGAAGCCGAAGCGAAGGCGGGAACGGAAGGCGCGGCTGCTCTCACGCCTGCGACCATGAAAGGCGCAGCTGCTTCCGAAGCGGAAACGATTGAAGGGAAGTCCGGGACGCTCTATGTGACGCCTCTCGGCCTTCGAGGCTTGAAAGCTACGACAGGACGAAACGGGCTAGTCGAACTGGCGACCGAGGCAGAGGCAAAAGCGGGGACGGACAAAGAACGCGCCGTTACCCCTGCGAGCTTAAAGGCCGTCGTCGATGAGGCGACCCCGGACGCAAGCGAAGCCGCCAAGGGGATGATTCAGATCGCCTCTACGGTTGATGCTACAGCCGGAACAGATGCTTTGAAGGCAATGACGCCCGCAACTGGAAAGGCTGCGCTCGATGCGCGAATTGCGACAGTTGAGGAAGCGAAAGTTGGCACGTCGGCGACGAAGCTCATCACGCCTGCAACGCTAAAAGCCGTCGTGGATGCAGCTGTGGCGGCGGCTCTTGCGAAACAAGGAGGTGCCGAATAATGGCCAACACAATTTTGATTACTGACGCCGGTCTGGCCGAAGTTGTTGAGGCAGAACAGGGAGGATTAGCCCCCGTTGTCATCACGGAGGTGGGCTACGGCACGGGGCAATACACGCCGACGAACGACCAGACGACCTTGAAGGAAGAGTTCAAGCGTCTAACGACCATCGCAGGCGGTGCGGTTGGAGACAACGTCATCCACCTTGCGGCCCGTGATGATTCGGCAGAGGCCTACACGGTCTACGAGGTCGGTCTCTATACGGCGAGTGGAACCCTTTTCGCAGTTTGTTCGCAGACGGTTCCGATCATCCAGAAGGCCTCGCAGTCGCAGGCTTTGCTTGCGATCGATCTCGCCGTGACGGACTTCTCTGCGGACTCTGTCGCTTTCGGCGATACGAACTTTCTGAACCCGCCTGCTACGACAACGACTCTCGGTGTTGTCGAGCTTGCGACGGATGAAGAAACGATCGCGGGGACCGATGGAACGCGTGCTGTCACTCCGAAGAGCCTGAGCGCACGAACATCGACGGAAAGCCGCACGGGTTTGATCCGCATCGCCGTCCCGGCTGAAGTGCTTTCCGGCAAGGACAACACGAAGGCTGTGACGCCGTTTGGATTGCTGTCTGCCTTTTTGAAGAATCACGGCGACAGCGGATTCCAGAAGCTGCCGAACGGTCTCATCGTTCAGTGGGGTAAGGCTTCGATTGCGGCCGATGGTTCGACCGTTGTTGCCTTCCCTGTTGCTTTCCCGACGAGCGCCGTTTTCGCAAATGCAACGCCTACTGGCGGGGTTGCAGCGGACTTCGTTGCCACAGGCTTGACGAAGGGGAACGCGACCTTCAAGCACAACGCAAACGGCAAAGTCCAGGCGCTTTGGATGGCGCTCGGATTCTGAAAGGAGAGGACAGGATGGCTTACTACTACAGCGCGTCTCAACGCGCTTTTTACTGCACGGAGATTGTGTCGGTGGACGTTATGCCCGCCGACAAGGTGGCGGTCGCTGACGATGTTTACAAGAGCCTCATGGCCGCCCAGAATGCAGGGAAGTTGATTCGACCCGGTGCAGGAGGGACGCCTGAAGCCGTTGAGCAGACCGGATCGGCTGCAAGTGGCATCGTTCACGAGATGACGCCGGCAACGGCCGACAAGCTAGGCCATGTCAAGATCGGCAAGAACGTCGATGTTGAGGCTGACGGAACGATCTCTGTCAATCTCTCGAAGGACGTTGGCGGTCAAAGGGACCGCGCTCCAGAAAAGCCCAACTACGGCCTGAGTTGAGGGAGGTGGAAACATGGCAGCGGTCAAAAATTTCACGCTCGATCAAGGCTCCGATAAGACGGTGTCCTTCGTCCTGAGCGACAAGAACGGTCCGCTTGACCTGACAGGATATTCAGCCGCCATGCAGTTGCGCAGGTACGCATTCAGCGAGGAAGCAATTGACACGCTGACGACGTGTAATGGTCGTCTTCTGCTCGATGAATCGGCGGGAAAGGTCACAGCGAAATTCAAACATGAAAACACAGAAGGGTACCCGGGTGACACGGTGCTGTACGACCTGGAGCTTCAGTCTCCGGACGGCGAAATCACGCGGGTCGTTGAGGGAAAAATCAAGGTCTCCCCGGAGGTGACTCGTGTTAAATGCGCGCGCAAGGCGTGAGCTCGCAATTACTGCGCAAATCACGTCAGAAGAAGAAATTCAAGTCGATGCTCAATGTCAGGACATCGTTCCCAAGGTCGTGACCGTTGAGGTCCCGGGCATTCAGGGACCTCCGGGCAAGGATGGGGCAGACGGGAAACCTGGAGAACCCGGTAAACCGGGCGAAGGGGCTCACGTCGAAAGCATTGACAACTCTTTCATTGACAATCTTTTTTAATCGTAAAGGGAGTGAGAAAAATGAGTAATTTGAACGCTTTTTTGGATAAGCAAGGGTTAACTCATTACGACAGCAAATTGAAGACGGTCGCTGCAGGGCAGATGACGATCGAGGGGCGCACGATCACGCTGAAGAGCGTCTCTGGTGCAACTCTCGCAACGGTGACGATGCCGCAGACGATCTATGAGCTTGCAACGGCTCAGAAAGACGGTCTGATGAGCAAGGAAGACTTCGCCAAGCTGCAAGGTATCGCGGCTCAGGCGACGAAGGTCGAAAACTCTGAAACGAACGGGAACATCCAGATCAATGACGTGGAGACGCCTGTTTATGTTCACCCGACCGTGACGGCCGGTGCCCTCGGAGCAGGGCTTTACAAGATCACGACTGATGGTAACGGGCATGTCACGCTCGGGACGAAGGTCGTCAAGGGCGACATTACGGCTCTTGGCATTCCAGCGCAGGACACGACGTATGGTCCGGCCACGGCTGATGCTGCGGGTCTGATGTCTGCTGCCGACTTCACAAAACTGCAAGGAGTCGCTGTGGGAGCTCAGGTCAACGTACTCGAAAAAGTGAGCGTCAACGGTGGTGCTCTGCCGGTCAGTTCGAAGGGCGTCAATATTGATCTCACGCCGTACGCGCTGAAAACGGACATCGCCAGTGCCGTGAATTACAAGGGCTCTGTCGAAAACTATGAGGCTCTGCCGACCAAGGATGTGAAGGCAGGCGATATGTACAACGTCGAGAGTGCCGATCCTGCTCATCAGATTGACGCAGGGATGAATGTCGTCTGGAACGGCGAAAGTTGGGACCCGATGGCCCCGATGATCACGATGACTGGCATTACGAACGAAGAGATCGACGCCCTCTTCGCGTAGGGGGCGTTCCGATGGCTAACTCTTTTCTTGATTTGATAGGGCTGGCTCACTTCAAAGAGAAGCAGAGTCAGCAAATTAGCAAAGAGTTCGCAAAGAAGTCCGAGGTCGTCACAAAGGCTGAGGCCTCGGACTTCGCGAAACACAAGACGTGCAGCGCGATTCGAGATCGAGCACCGTCAAAGCCGGACTACGGCTTATCAAAAACAAAGGAGGGGGCTAAGTAATGGCTCTGAAAGAACAGGATATCGTCTTTACGACGACGGATGAGGCGGGTAATACCGTCATTCAGTTTCCGGTTACGCGCGTTGAAAATGTCGAAGACGCCGTGCGGACTGTGAACAAGAAGAAGCCTGACAGCAATGGCGACATTCAGATCGATGTCGACATGAGTCATCTGGCGACAAAAGATGAGCTGACGAAGGGCTTGGCGAATAAGCGAGATCACACGATCCAGATCGCCAACGCGGACCTGAACACGCTGCTTGAGGACAAAACATGGGCCTGCAGTGGGACGCTGAAAAATACACCGATCGCTTGCACCTTCTGCATCGTGCAGGCTTATGACACGGGTGCTCCTGTCAGCGGGAACATCGTGCAAGTCTGCTACGTTCCGAACCAAACCGACAACACAGTCCGCACCTTTTGGCGCAACTGCAATAATGGGGTGACCTTCGGTAAGTGGAGCGAGTCCGGAGCGGTGAAGACGGTGAATAGTATCGCTCCTGACGCTTCTGGCGAAGTTACGTTGCCGAACGCTACGACGAGTAAGTTTGGCCTTGTGCGCCTTGCTGCCGAAGAGGACGTTTTGAACGAGGCTCCCCAGACAGCGGTCTGCACTCAGCTGATCTACGAAATCAACGAGTTCCGACGTAAGTCTACGGCCTACAACGTCGGCGACAAGGTGGACTGTGCCTTCCAGTACGAGCGCTTCCTCGAATGCACGAAGGCGGGGACGACGAGTGCGGATCTGCTCGACACGCGCAGCGTCACGCACGGGCAGGTCATCGCAGACGGCACGGCTGAATGGACCGTTCGGACACATGTGCGCTCGATCAATGGAACACCGGCCAAAGCTGATGGGGATGTTCCAGTGGACGTTGGAGCAAAAACCGTCGAAGGAAAGGCTCCTGACAGCAAAGGGAACGTTTCTCTCGGGCTTCATGCTGTAGCGACCTCTGGGAACTACAACGACTTGTCGAATAAGCCGACGATTCCTCCTGCGACACGAATGATGCCTAACTATGGATCGTTCGTTCAAATTTCAAAAGGGGATTTCACTCCGGTTGAAGACGGATGGCTGAGGCTCGAAAATATGAATAGTGGTGACTATACGGGCGGTAACGTCATACACAAAGCCAGCGGTGCAAAACTTTTTGAGTTCTACCAAAACAGATATCCTGGGACGGCTACAGGAATTCTTCCTGTACGGGCTGGAGAAACATATACCGTTTCAAACGTAGGCAATGTCTATTTCCATCCAATGAGGTGAATGTTATGATCCACAGACACAAGATTCAAAATGAGGACACCAAGGAAGTGCTTATTGCCGTAGGAAAATCCGTTGAGCTTTTCGAGGCAATGGGCTATACGGAAGTCGGAGAAGTGGAGCAAGCCTACGATGGCCGCTATTACGTCGCGGGCTATGCGCCAGAGATTCCGGCTGAAGAGTTGGAGGCGCGGCGTCTCGCAGAAGCAAAGCGCATTCGAGCAGAGCAAGTTGGCACAATCATCGTCGAGGTCGACGGAATGCCCTTTGATGGTGGAGAGCATGCTCAAGCGAGAATGGCGAACGCCATTAAGGCGTCTGAAATTCTGGGTCGCTCGTCCGTCATCTGGGTGTTGGCGAACGACGAAGTCGCGACCGTCACGGTCGAGCAGCTGAAAGAGGCGTTTGCAAAGTCCGTGGTGACAATGGGTGAGTTCTGGCCAAGGCCTTACGAGAAGGCATAACGGCGTCAACTCCCAAGAAACTTGACACCTCTGCCCGCAGGCGATAGGCCGATCATCAATCGTGCGTCAGCGTTAAGGGTCTTTTCTTCTGGAACATCGTTGCAAGACGATAGCCGCCGGACTTGAGAGCACGTAGTAATCGCACTTTTACGCTCGTCGGCAGCCGTCTGCGGTTGGTTCGGTCCCCAATGTCCGACGGGGCGTCGAGTGTTGTAGCGCAAGCCGAAAGCAGTCTATGCGGAGGAAAACGCTTCGCGAAGTCGGAGTAAGGGCAGAACAGCCAGTCGTCGACGGGGGCCGGTATCGGCATATAGGTAGCTAGTGCGTAGGCAGCGGCTTCACGATGAATCAGATATGCCAGGCAGCCAAGTGGTGTTGGCCGAATGATCCGCAACAATTCCGTGTCGTGAACTGGATAGCCATCTCCGACAGTGAACGTTTGACGGAATCCGTGGAGCTGGATGACGCGGACTCCTTGAGGAATCCATTCGGAAGACGCGGCGAACAGCTTGAAGCGGGGTGAAAGGACGATGTCATCCTCCATGATCAAGGCCCAGTCGCAGTTGCTGTTGACAAGCTTTTCCCAACAGGCCGCGTGCGACAAGAAACACGCAATTTCAGTTGGCCACAACGCCTTTCGGAAGACGAATTTCTCGGGGGCGTTGTATGGGGCTTCGAGGCGGGAGAGTTGCTCGGGGCTCAGTTTGCGCCCGTCTACAGCGGGTATGCGCTGGAAGGAGAGGCCTTGCGCTGAAAGTTGTTTTGAAACTGACTCAAGACGCTCTTTCGAGCGATCGAGGTTAATTACCAAGCGGAGAATCTGGTTGAGGGGGGTAACGTCTTGAAACATTTCTAATGCAGATGCAAAAATGGCTCACGGCTTCCGAATCGGCCATGAGCAGGGTACGTACACATAACTTTATCACACCGCCCTCTGGCGGTTTTTTCATATGTGGGATTTGATTGTCAAGGCGCTGAAAGATGCGCTAAAGGAAAAGGTGACTGAAATGACGAAAGAAGAAGTGAAGGAATGGCTCGCCAAGCTCGGCGTCAAGGTCGAGGAAGTGACGGACGAGATCCTTGCCAAGGTGGAAGCCCAGAAGGCTCTGCTCGATGCGGAGACCCGTCGGAAGACTCGACTCTTCTGGGGACCGGTTGGTTTCCTGGCCGGGGTTCTCTGCACGTGGCTGTACAACGTCCTCTTCTGAGGATAGATGCAACGAGCTGTGAGAATCAGCACGTTGCGACTAAGGGCATGCTACTGTGTGCTCATGGCCGGGGGACTGTCCCTCGGCCTTTTTTTATAAGGAAAGCCATTGTTTTATTACGGCTTCATTAACGACCAGAGCATCTGCACTGGCACATACGGTTTCCCGACTGAGGTGACCATTCCCAACTACATCTACATCGGAACGACCGACGACAAGACCGTCATCGGGAAGAAGTGGACGGGCAACGGCTGGGTTGAAGTGATCTATTACTTCTACGCCCAGCTCAACGAAAAGGACCTCTGCATCGGCGTGCAGGAGTATCCGACCGAGGTCGTCGACGCGAAGTTGATTCGCATTAACTCTCTCGACGAGTCTCTCATTGGCCTTTGGTACGACCGCACGGATTCGACCTTCAAGCCTGCGCCGATCCGCGTGCTTGCCGATCACTCGACAGACGTTGTGAACTATCGCGACGAAGACCGTTGGCTTTCGGACGTGCTTGACGAAAAGGCAAACAGCCTCACGATCTACAGCAAGACCGAAGCGGACGCTCGCTTTGCCCTCAAGGGCGAAGGCGGCTCTGGTGGAACCCCGGGCGCTGACGGCGCTGATGGTTTGAGCGCTTACGAGGTGGCTGTCGCCAACGGCTTCATTGGTAGCGAGGTTGAATGGCTCGCGAGCCTTATGGGTGAGCCTGGCCTGCCCGGCAAGGACGGTGTTGATGGAAAGGACGGCATCGACGGCGCTCGTGGTGAGCAGGGGCTTCCTGGTAAGGATGGACTTCCCGGTGCTGAGGGTGCGCCCGGTAAAGACGGCGCTCCTGGTAAGGATGGACTTCCTGGTCGAGATGGCGAACGCGGTCCGCAGGGCTATCCGGGTGCCGATGGTCGCGATGGAACGAATGGCCGAGATGGTCGGGACGGCCAGGATTTCGGTGGTTCTGTAGCTTCTGACGTTATTCGCCTCAACGGGACTCAGGCGCTCTTCAAAACGTCGTCCATGATGACGCTCGCGACGAACAGCCTTGAGACGATGATTGCCGGTTCGAAAATCTACTCGAAGACGGCCATCAGCGTTTCGTCGGACGTTCGACTCAAGGAAGGAATTGCGAAGGTCGATGCCGATCGAGCGATTGCGTTCATTCGCAAGCTCCCAGTTGTCACCTATTCCTACCTCGGCGAGGAAGACGGTCAGAAGCACATGGGGCTCATCGCGCAGCAGGTCCAGAATGCGGACCCGCAGATTGCGAAGCTCTTTGTCAGCAAGTCGTCTGAGGGCTATCTGGCGGTGGACTATGCTTCGCTCGTTTGTCCGTTGATCCTCGCGGTTCAGCGACTTTCGGAAGAGGTTGAGCGACTTAAAAGATAAGGCTTAAAGCTCCATAACAGGGGGACGGGAAACCGTCCCCTTTTTTTACGCCTGTAGTGATGGCAGGCGTGTCAGGGCTAGGGATTTTGACGGTCGTTGAATATGGTGAAGGGGAGAACAAACAAGGAGGTGATTTATGGAGAGAGGGTTTGTGCAGACGTTCATCGACTACATGTCGTTGCTCGTACCTGCTAAAGGGGAGGCGTATTTGATGCTCGCTTCAGGGGCTGTCGGAAGCGCACTGGCTTGGGCGCTAGGAGGTATTGACCTGCAGTTGCAGTGGCTGTTGATGTTCGTCGCCGTGGACTACGTGACGGGGACCATCGCTGCAGGAAAGACCGGCGAGTGGAACAGCCGTGTCGGCTTTCGAGGGCTTTTCAAAAAGGTTTTCATTTTCGTCGTCGTTGCGCTGTCGCATGGGCTTGATGTCATCACAGGCACCGAGATGCTACGCAACGCTGCCATTGTGGCTTACGCCGTGAATGAGCTCGGCAGCACGCTTGAGAATCTCGACCGCCTTGGCTTCGGCGGCATGATCCCAGGCTTTCTGCATCGAGCGATTAAGGAAATTAAAAGTAGGGAGGTTGTCAAAAAATGAGTAAGAAACTGACTATCGTTCTGGACCCTGGGCACGGCGGGACCGATCCGGGGGCTGTGAATGGTCGCTACAAAGAGTCCGAGGCGACCTTGGGTATCGCAAACAAAATTGCGGACAAACTAAAGGCGAAAGGGCATCGCGTTGTGCTCACTCGAACGAAGGATCAGGCGCTTCTGCTTCAACAGCGATGCGATATTTCGAACGCAGCCAAGGTGGACGCGTTTATTTCGATCCATTGCAATAGTGCCGAGAACAAGGACGCAAGCGGAATTGAGACGTTCAAATATCCGGGGGTCGGAGGCGTGACGAAACGCCTTGCTGAAAACATCCAGAACGGTCTAGCTTCAAACTTTCCTGAAGAAAAAGACCGAGGTGTCAAGGAGGCGAAGTACTACGTTCTGAAGCGCACGAACGCACCGGCCGCACTGGTGGAGGTTGGCTTCATCTCACACGATCCGACAGCCGAGAAATTGTTCAGGTTCAGCTACCAAGACAAGCTCGCACGAGTAATTGCCGAGGGAGTCGAAAAAACTTTTTCTTGAGCCGAATTTCAAAAATTCTTGTGACCTATAAGGGTTTACGATATACTAATTAGGCATGCAGAGAATTACGCGGGAAGTGACGCGTAAGTGACACGAGAACACAAAAACCGCGTCACACCGGGCTTTGTCCGACTAATCAAGTTACTGTTGTAGTAAATTCTGTAGCGTCCTACAAGACACGAGAAAAGCCCCTGAAACCTACGTACGGCGCGGTTTCTGGGGCTTTTTAACTTTCAGAGAATTACGGGAAAACGCCCTGTTTTAAAGTGCGTAAGTGACACGTAAGTTACACGACACGCCTAGAAAAAAGCCTTTCGGCTTGACTTTTCCAGTTCACTGAATTGTCACACAACGTTCACTTGCATTCGATCGCTCATGTCTTTGCGCGTATATAATGTGTTATGTTGTTTGCGTTTCGACTCGTATCGTCATGGCTAAATTGATCGATCTTACAGGCAAGAAATTCGGCAAGTTGCTCGTTCTGAGGCGAGCTGAAAACAAGGGCAAGAAAACGTGCTGGCTCTGCCTATGTGATTGTGGAAACGAAACGGTTGTGGCCGGGTCAAACCTCCACAGCGGAAACACTTCCTCTTGCGGGTGCTCATACAACCATGAGTTCCATGGTCTTCGATACACGAAGCTTTATGGCGTTTGGGCTACGATGAAAAATCGTTGTTCAAACCCGAGCGTTAAAGAGTTCAAAAGTTACGGTGCGCGCGGCATTAAAGTTTGCCCAAAATGGGCGTCGAGCTTTATCGCGTTTCACGACTGGGCTATGTCCAATGGATACAAGGATGGCTTAACCATTGACCGTATCGATGTAGACGGTAACTATGAACCTTCAAATTGTCAGTGGGTAGACAAAAAAACACAGCAGTCAAATAGGCGAAACAATCTGCTAATCGAAATTGATGGAGAAACGCACATCGTTACGGAGTGGGGCCGAATCAGCGGTGTTAGCAGGCAAACCATTGTTCGCCGGTACAAAAAAGGCGTACGAGGAAAAACGCTGATAGGACATCAGCGGATCTCCAGTTGAAGCTTGTCGATAGTGTCCAGTAATTCGTCGAGTGTTTTGTGCGTGTAATGTTCGCTGACATTCGAATTCGAGTGGCCGACGATGCGTTTCAAGGCGACTGAGTTCGACGATACGCCGCAAGAATCCATCAGAGAAACGAACGTATGTCGGAGTGCGTGAGGCGTGTGCGAGACGCCTAGGCGCTCCATATACGGGTCGAAAAAGTGCTTCTTGTACTGGTCGTACTTGATCGGCTTGCCGTTCGCGTTTTCGATCAGGTGTTCGCCATCGAGGCGCTTCGAAAGGATCGGGGCGAGCTCTCGGTGGATCGGCACGATCCGGTCTGCGCTTTCGGTCTTTGTCCCGCGCACGTGGATGATGCGCTGCGCAAGGTCCACGTCTTCGGTCTTGACCCCGAGGAGCTCTCCTATCCGCATGCCGGTGTAAAGCATGATGAGCACCGTGTCAGCCAGTTGCAATTCCGCGTAAGACTTCTTGCCAGTAGGGAATTGCACTGCGAAGTCTTGCGAGCCAAATACAGCGCCGAGCTCCTCTACCGTGAAGAATTTTTCCTTCGCGGCCTTTTTCTTTTTGGGCGGTGTGATCACCAGGAACTGCGAGTAGTCTTTCGTGACGATGTCGTTCTCGATGCAGTACTTGAACGCGTTTTTGAAGATCGATTTCACCTTGCCCTGACTCTCCTCCGACATGTGATTCATGCCGTCGAGGATGTCCTGCATGTGGACCTTCTTGATGTCGGCCATCTGCATGTCGTAGAGCGGGGCGCAGCGCTTGTAGGCTGACCTGAGCCCGGCGGCGCTGCTCGGGTACTTCTTGAAGTGCGGCGGCGTCCAGATGTCCCAGACCTCAGCAAAGGTGAGCGTCTTTCTTGTGAGGTCGATTGGGTTCTGGTGGTACTCGGCCAAAGCGATCATCGCTTCTTTTCGGCTTGCGTAGTATCCAAGCGTGGACGTGAGCTGCTTTGCCTTTCCCGTCTCTTCGTTGATCTCCCATCCGGTTGTGATTCGTACCCAGAAGGGCCGTCGGCGATTGCCGCTTAATTTTGAAATGTTTCCATAGCCGTTTGGCGCTTTAATTGTCATCACCTTCTTTGAGGTGCTTGGTTTGATACTCCTTCAAGAAGTTCTCCATTCCAATGCGCTCGGTTTTCGATAGCTGCTTGAGGAAATCCGTCTGAACTGGCAGGCCTATCAGCAACGCAGGATTCACTCTCAGTTCGACGGCCATATCCCTGAGGATGTTTCGCTTGATGTTCGTGACCTTTCCGCTTTCCCATTTTTGGACCGCAGCGGCCTGCACACCAAGTCGCTCACCGAGTTCCGCCTGCGTCAGATTTCGAAGCATCCTCGCGCGTTTGATGATGTAGCCTATTTCTTTGTCGGATAAATACTCCATTAAACCCTCTCCCTTTGCTGTTATAAATATCTAATTTAGATATATATCTAATTTAGATCATTTAATTTATCAAAGCAAGAGAAACGATTAACTTCCAAAAATTCACTATTGAACTCAATTATCTTATTTCGTACTATTTTTTTGAAAGGCAGTGAGAGGCACCGTGCGATCATGCGCGATTTTTTTTAACCGCAACTGTCTAAAAAAGATGAAAAAGGAGATGTTTTCCATTGAGAAACCTAACGGTGAACGATGTCGCTAAGGCGCTCAATAAGTCGCCCCAGTACATACGAATCTGTCTGCAAAAGGGATTGCTTCCGTTTGGAACGGCTGCAAAGATGCCGGGGAGCAATCAGTGGTCTTATTGTATCTTCCCAAAGAAGTTCAAGGAATACGTTGGCGATGAAGCCGTTTGAGAGAGCTGCGTTGAAGAGGGCACGCAGGGAAGCGGGGTTCACGCAGGCGGAGCTGGCCGCGCTTGTCGGATGCGGACAGCAAACAGTCTCAAAACATGAGAGCGGTGCCGCGACACCGGCGCACTTCAAGACGTTGCGAGCGTATGAGGAAGTGCTCGGCGTTCCGGCTTGCGAGCTCTTTCCGGACGTTTTCGGGGCGGAGGAATGAAAAAGGCCCCGCCGTGACAGTTCGGCGAGGCTATCGAATGAAATGAGGGGAGGAATTCGCTATCTCTAGTATGACATCCCCCGAAGAAAAAGCAATAAGCCCAAACATGTCGGGCGTAAAGCACCATTTCAGCGTGTCGGTTGCCGTCGAGGTCGGCGTCAACGCAGCCGTCGTTTTGGAGAACATCGCGTTCTGGGTCCGAGCGAACAGGAAAGCAGGTCGTCACAAGCACGATGGCAAGCACTGGACCTATGGCAGCACGCGTCACTTTGCCGAGCTCTTCGACTATCTGAGCGAGAAGCAGGTGAGGGGCGCTCTGGATAAGTTGATAACCTGTGGATACGTGGAAACAGGGAACTTCAACCGATCGGCATATGACCGGACCAGGTGGTTCACTCTGACCGAAAAAGGCGAGCGCGCGACCCAGGAGCGGCAGTCCGAAAAGCCGACAAAGGCGAAAGGTGCAGCCGGTAATGGGCGACCTATACCAGATAAAAACAAGAAATCGAAAACGGGATATATGACAGATGCAACGCCCGGGCACTACCGCCGGGACCCGTTTGACTTTTGAGGGAAGGAATGAGAATGAATGGCTTTGAGTGAAGTCGATCTTTCGCACATTCGCAACGGGCGCACGAAGCCCGCAATCTGCACCACACATGGTGCATTTACGGACACGGGAGTAATGATCCGCGACCGGATCATCTGGATGGGCTGTGCGCAGTGTGCGCTTGAAGCCCGCGACCGTGAGAACGCCAGACTGGCGAAAGAGGCTACAAAGCGCAGCGAGGCGGTGAAGGCTTGTCGCATCATCGGTGACGCGGCCATACCGGCTCGATACAGAGGCCGCATGCTTGAAGGCTATGTCGTGTCGAACGGTGGCCAACGTGCCGCGCTTGAGGCTTCAAGGGAGTACTTGCAGACAATCTGCGAGAACGACGACAGTGGTGCAAACCTGCTTTTCTACGGCACGTCTGGAACGGGTAAGACGCACCTTGCCATAGGAATCGCGCAGGCGTTGATCGAGCACGGCGGCTCTGCGCTCTATACGCGAGCGTCTCGGATCGCTCAGCGAATCAAAGAGACCTACGGACGCCAGTCGGATCGAAACGAGCGCGAGGTGTACGAGTCCTTTGCTACGCCTGACCTTCTTGTCATAGATGAAGTCGGCAGGCAGTTCGGGACCGATGCCGAGAAGCTGATGCTTTTCGAGGTGATCAACTCACGCTACGAGGCGCTGAAGGCGACGATCGTCATCAGCAATCTCTCTGGTGAAGCCTTGATGGACTACTTGGGCGAGGCGGCGATGGACCGGCTTCGCGAAGGAGGCCGTTCTGTGCTCTTCGACTGGACGAGCTATCGACGCCGAGGATATTGAATTACACGAGACCCCTTCGCGGGTCTCTTTTTGCATGGAGGCTTCGATGAACTGGAAGCTTTTTGTGCCGCTCGGGCTGTTTGCTGCGGGCGCTGTCGGCGGGTACATGTACGCGTCGCACGAGTACGGCGAGGAGATCGCCAATGTCAAACTTCAGGCCGCGATTGTTCGCGCAAACGATGGGAGAAAGGCTTATGAAAAACTTGTTGCTGCGCAAAACGCGCTTGATGCTTCTCGGCGCGATGCTGTGCGCCTCTCTGACGACCTTGACCGGGTGCAGCGTGCCTACAAAGATCGTGAGCGACGAGCCTCTGCCGACGCCTGCCGAGTGGAACGAGCCGCAGTCTCCGCGTGCGAAAAGCTACTCCTTGAAGGCGCAGGCTTGGTTGAAGGAGGTGGACGCATACTTCAAGACGTATCCGCGATTCACGACGCCAGAGTAACCCTGAACAAATGAACCCCCGTCTGGATGTTCAAACGGGGGCTATGGCGTATCTGTTGGGGATTAGGCGCGGTCTTCAAGGCGGGCAGCGATTTCGTCGCGTTCGTCGCAAAGCGCCAGGAATGCCTTGACAAGGCTTCGCCATTCTACTTTTTTCCCGGCTGCGTAAGCGTCAGCAGCCTCGTCGCTCTTGAGGTCGATGGCAAGTTCGAGCTGTTCGAGGGCTTTTTCGAGTTCGCGGCGGTTGTCGGTGTTCGTCATGTTGGTCTCCGGTGTTTTGTTTGGGTGAGTTCATGTTCGCTCTGTGCCTGGGAGACAGCAAGTTTTAGTTAAACCTTCTTGCTTTGAATCATTCCTTGCCATACCTTCACGAAAAACCCCCGATCAGCTTCACGCCGGTCGGGGGCTCCTTTTTTGTGTCTGTAGGTTTTGCTCAGTAGATGATGCCCTGAGACGGGGAGAAGTATTCTTCGACGACGTTCGCGCGGTTCGTGCGCGGAAGGACGAAGACGAAGCGAGTGATCTCACCAAGCTCGGCGTCGTGCTCCGTGGCTTGCCACTTGATCACCTTGCGTGACTTGACGCCGGACTCGGTGTCGACAGACTTGTAGGTTTCGCCTACAAGCGTGAACGTGATCTGATTCCCGTTGTGGGTGATCGTGAATTGACCAGTGATGCGCGGCATGATGTGCTCCTTGCGTTTGAGTGATGGGGTATTTCTCCTTTTGTTAAACGCATTATATGCAAATTACGCAAACAAAGCAAGTAACATCGATCAATCCTTCGTCGGCAGGATCGCATCTGCCCACTGTTGCATGATGGGACGACGTTGCTCAAGGAGGTCTGAGCGTTGGTAGGCCTGCACGACCTTGTCGCCCTTTACGTGAGCCAGAGCGCGCTCGGCAAGGGCCTCATGGATGAAGTTCTCCTCGCACCAGTCGCGGAACGTTGATCTGAAGCCGTGCATTGTGAAAGACTCGCCTGTCGCCTTCCGGATAAAAGCCCGAGGGCTGTCGATAACCATCTCTTTGTCTGATCGTGGCGCAGGAAAGACGAGCTCAGACTTTCGTTCGCAGCGTTCTAGGACTGCCAGTGCCTGACGTGAAAGCGGGACGCGGTGCTCAAGACCGCACTTCATCCTAGAGGCCGGGATCGTCCACGTCGCGCGCTGGATGTCGATCTCGTCCCATCGTGCGCAAAGGAACTCTTGCACGCGTGTAGCAGTGAGGATGCCGAAAAGGACGGCGCGAGACACGACAGAAGTCTTTTTCGCCGTCTCCGGTGCAAAACTTTTCAGAATTTCAAGAGGCATTGCCTCATGGTGCTTGACTTCGTGGACTTTTGAGATCGGCGGCAGGAAGAAAGCTAGCCCGTCTTTCCAAGTGGCAGGGTTTGTTTGTATGAGTTCTTCAGCGATTGCTTGAGAGAAGAGACTTTCGAGGCGGCCTCGTAGGCGGCTGGCTGTCTCTGGCTTTTCTGTCCAGATCGGTTTGAGGACTTCGAGGATGTCTCCTCGCGTGATGTCCTTTACGCGAAGAGCACCGAGAACCGGGACGGCATAGGTTTCGATTGTGGACACCCACTGCGATGCGTGCTTTTCGTTTTTCCAGCGCTTGACGTTTTGAATGGTCGCGATTGCACCAGGATAGAACTCTTTGAAAGTGATGCTTTCTCGGGCGTCTTCTTCTGAAAGCTTTGATGATGACGGATCGATGCCGTCGGCCGCCATTGAGAGAATTTTTGCTGCCCGCGCTTTTGCAGACGTGATTGAAATGCGCGAGGCGCCACCGATCGACAAGTCTTTCCGTGTCCCCGCGAATCGGTAGCGGACAACCCACTGCCGGGAAGACTCAGAACGCACGAGAAGCATCAACCCACCGCCGAGCGAGTACCGGCCGGGTGGCAGCGTCATGAAATTTTTCGACGTGACTTGATCTTTCATATCTACCTTTGGGCGGTGAATCGCGTAAGACCCACCAGAGACCCACCGAAAAAAGACCCACCAAAAGACCCACCTCCACAGTCTATCGCATGGCGTGATATGTCGCAATCTGGCGGATTTTGGCGGAATCGACGAAAGTAGAATTCTGGAATGTGTCTGGTACTCAAGGTAAATAAAGAAAAACCCCGAAGCCTGAGAGGCTTCGGGGTCTGTGTTCTGGCGGAAGGGGAGGGATTCGAACCCTCGATACGGAATTTCCGTATGCCGCCTTTCCAGGGCGGTACATTCAACCACTCTGCCACCCTTCCATAGGTGCTCAGCGAACATGCCGGCCGTGGTGATTGGCTTTGTCGACACGTCGAATTTGCTGAGGAGACGAAGTATGCCTGAGTTTTTTGAAAAAGTCAAGAAACGTTTGAAAAAAAACTGCAGACGGCATGCGGGATGTGCCGGGACGCCGCACGCATGAAAAAAGGCAGGAAGCCGAAGCTTCCTGCCTTTCTGAATCTTGGCGGAAGGGGAGGAATTCATGAATTAAGGCGTAGCAACGGTTGTATAGGCTTTAATGTCAAAAGACCCACCAAAAGACCCACCGACGAAAAAAAGAAGACTAACGGTTTTTTTTGCTTGTGGCGTTGCGAGATTCTCTGGCTACGCGACTCAGGAACTCGCGTAGAGCTGCGATGGGGTACGCAGTAATGCCTGGATAGGCTACAGGGTCCGGGAAGCCGCTTTCCAATGCCCAACGTCGAAGTGTCGGCTCTGATGTATCAAAGGCGGCGATGACTTCATCTCGCGTTAGAAATGCATAGTCAGGAACTGCCGGATCAAAGAGCATCTCGCGAAAACGCATGCCGTCGCGAATCTTGTTGGACGCCGTCATCATTTTTTCATCATCCTGCTGTTTGTTCAAGTCTTTCATTCCTGGTGACCTTTCCTTCTTTCAGGAGTGCCTGATAAAGCCTGTACAGCCCTTTCGGAGTAACGTGCGCCGTGATCGACACGCTCAGTCCTTTTTCCGGGTGCGTGAAGTTCGACACGCGAGGGCGCAGGACGCCTTGCTTCACTCGGTCCGCGTAAGGTTCATTTTTCATTGTGATCCACGAGTGTGCGCGTAGCCAGTCAAAGAGAAGCGTCGCTGGATAGCCGAGCGTCTTGGCGGCTTCTCTGATGAGCATGTCACCGTAGGACGCTTCGACTGTCTCAGCAAAGGCGACCTTCGGAGCGTCCTCTGCGACCTTGTGTTCAAGCGCTGCTTGCTTCTCCAAAGAGGATGCGAGCTGTCGAAGCGCCGTTGGATAGTCCGGCAGTGCCGGCGCAGCCGCCTTGGCTTTGGCCACCTTTTCGCATTCGATGAAGTAGAGGCGTGCCTGCTTGCCTTTCGCGTTTCGTTCGACCATCGCCAGCTCTTTTGCCATGCCGAGGGAAACGGAAAATTCCTTGCTCGGACGACCGCCAGAACTTTCGCTCAAAAATGAGCAAAAGTCCGTGTTCTCGACAAAGCCGAAGTCTTTGATTCGACGTGCGATCCAGTCCTTGAACTCGGTCTTGACGCCGAGGAACGCATGAAGGTCACGCGCGTTGACGGTCGGAATTTGTTCGCCGCCAATGTTTGCCGCACTCAGTGCGATGATTTCGTTCATGGGTTCTCCTTAAAACGGTACTTCGCCGTCGTCATAGGTCTGGGCTTGTTCTTGCACGCGTGAACGTCTTGCCGGTTCGGCCTGTTGCTGTTGTGCTCGGTCCTTCGCACTCTGGACGAACTGGAAGTGTTCGCAGATGACTTCCGTCACCCATCGGTCGGCGCCGTTTTTGTCTTTGTACTTTCTCGTTTGAAGACGGCCACGTACCCAGATCGGCGACCCCTTGTGCAGATACTCGGCAATCGTCTCGGCAGTCTTGCCAAAGGCGACGACGGTGTTCCAGTCTGTGACGTTTTCGTATTGACCGTCCGCGTTTTTCACTCTACGGTTTGTGGCGACGGCCAGGGAAACGAAAGCGAGGTTGTTCGTCCCATATCGGAGATCAGGGTCGCGGCCAAGACAGCCGCAAATGGTCACTTCGTTGATGTTCAGCATTGTTGTTCCTTTGAAATTCGGTTGATTTGTCGTTCAATCTTTTCGTGCATTGCTAGGTCGACCTTGGCGCTGAAACCGGGGATCAACAGGCGCAGTTGACCGATCATCACGAGGCAGTCGGCACACTCTTCCGCAAGGTTGTTTTCAAGCGCCGTGATGCACCGATACTTGCTGCCGGATGCTTCGGCCTGTCGGGCGAGCGCAAGACGTGAAGCCGCAGTTGCAGCCTCTCCGAACTCTTCGGCAGCCTTGAGCGTCTGATGGTCTCGCCCGTAGTGTCTGGCAATGTCTTTCAGTTCTTCGTCGATCATTCTTCGTAGTCCTCGCACCAAGGACGGAAAGAAAGCTGATACTTGCTGACGTCCAGTTGCCGGTTGCGGTCGTCGTACCAGTGTGTGCCGTTGAAGTAGGCGTACAAGCGGAAAGGTTTGCATCCTTCGCGATAGACGAGCTCGATCTGGTAGTGCCCGGGTTCCGGACGCTCTTTCTTGAATGAGTGCCACCGCTCGTTGTCTTGGTTTGTCATTCCTGCTCCTTGATCTCTTCAATGTCCTGCCACTCGATTCGGACGTGCGCGAGGCAGGCGCCTATCCAGATGCCGACCGTGATGCCATCGGCAAACTCCTGATCCGTCACGCGTCCGGCTTTGTGAGCTTCTGCGAAGTTGGCTGCGTACATGTTCAGTCGCTCGTGGAACTTGCCGCCAGACAGCGTTTCTAGTTTTCTTCGCGCTTTTTCGTCGCGCAGTCGGTATTTCATTCGATCAGTCCTTCCTCTTTCATGATGCGAACAGGCTTCAGATGGTGCTTCATGACATAGTGAAGCGCCTGGTCCATCTCTTTGTAGGAGAAGCCCTTGAATAGCTCGATAAGGTTCGGCAACAGGGCTTCGGCTTGCAGCAGGTTTTCTTTCGCGATCACGTGGTGTTCTTGCCAGATGCGCCAGGCGGCGTCGACCTGACGCCACGCCGGCTCAATCTCACGCCTGAACTCTTCGCCTTCTTCGAGGTCGTAAGAGAGGCGATCCGCGAGAAGCAGAAGCCCAACGAGGTAAGCCCACGATTCGTGCGAAGGCTCCGTTCTGAAGGACTGCAGGTGAATGCGGTAGTCGAGCTCGATGCTGGCGGCTGCGCGGTCTGATAGTCCCTTGTTCGCCGAGATGTCGAGCATGTCGAGGTAGCCGATGCGGTGTTTCTTCGGGTTGTATTTCTTTGTCCGCTTTTTCTTGGCTTTCATTCCTTGTTTTCCTTGAAAATGCAGTGTTGCGGATCGCACGGTGCATTCGGGTTTTGGTACTTGAGACCGAAACCAAGTCCGACAAGAAGTGCCAGTGCGATGAGGATCGTCTTGTACCCGACGGTTATGCCTGACGTCGCGAGCGCCCAGACGATGAAGCAAGTGCCTGCTATGCGAAGGACGACGAAGATCGTCAGCATTACGATCTCCATCGCATTGATGGTTTGCGGGTTCATTCCTCGCCCTCCTTCTGTTTGACGAAGTACTCAGTCGGAAAGAGCGTTGGCGCAATCTTGCCATTGACTGGGATGTGGAGGAGATAAAAGCCGCCAAGCGTTCCTGTTGCGTCGATTGGCCCCATGTATAACCGTCCATCGCATTCCGCTTCTGCCTCACGGATCGCTTTTTGTGTTGTGCCCATCATGCAAGCGATTCGCTTTCGAATTCCCTTTTTCATTTCGACTGGCATTCCTCGTCCTCTACACTATCGAAGCCAAGTCGATCAAGTTCGCCTGCATCCTTTGCGATGTCCATAGCCAGACATTCGATCTCATCGCGAAACTCCGAAAAATCGCCGCCATCGTCTTCATAATTTTGAATTTCGTCGAGAGCAAGGTTGGTGTTGTCAACGATCCGTTCAAGGCGGAATTTGAACTGTCGAAGGTATTGTGTTTTGGTCATTCCTCGTCCTCCCACGGAGCATATCGAGCAGTCACATCCTCGCGTCCGAAGGCGTCCAATCGGCCGTTCCAAAAAATAGGAAGCGGATGCATCAACCCGAATGGGTAAAAGTATCGACCGTCAAAAACTGCATATCCCTTGAAAAGGGGCTTGCCGAAATAGGGTTCGGGCGTGTCGGTGTTTCGATCCTTTTCTTTGACTTCGAGACGGAGTGGCACATCGAGCGGTGGCCTCTCGTCCGAGAAGTTTTTCCATTGCGTCATTCCTTGTCCTCCTTACGGAAAGCCCCGCATGAGGCGGGGCATGAGTGGGTTACTGGCGCTTGAATCTGAAGCGAATGTCGCCGTTGTCTTCAACAGTCATGGACGTGCCAGCGATCTTTTTCAACGCTTCTGGATCAAACGTGGGCTTCTGTTCAACGGGCGCCGTATCAGCTTCTGGCTCGTCATCGGATTCCTCGTCTTGTTCAGTGTCGTCATAAGCAAACATAAGAGCGCAGATTTCGTTGCTTTCGATTTTGGCGCGCTCGATTGTGAGTGCGAAGTTGCAGACGGAATGGGCGTAATTCTGGAGGACTTCCTTTTGTTCGCTTTTGTGGCTTTCGAAGGCGATCAAGAGAGCAGATTCGACGAGGAGAGAAGTGTCGATGTCGTCGATCTGGTTGTCATACTGATTGTTGATGTCGAACAGAGCGGACCGGATGATTTCATGGGAGGTTGCTTTTCTAAGCATGAGTTTCTCCTTGTAGAGATAGTGGGTTAATTGTTTTCGTGGCTTTCGTCGTCAACGACCGGGCCTTCGAGATACTGCTCTGCAGCGGTGCCCTTCTCGATGAACTCGCCTTCAATGAAGTCCTGCTGCGTTACGGCTTCGCCACGGTCCGACTTCTCGTCGATCTCGACGGCGCGGACGGCCTCGATGCTGACGGGGAGGTACTTGAAAAGTCGGCGGATGACGGTCTTCTTTGCCATTTCGTCCCAGTGCGAGGACCAGGGGCCAGAGGTGCCGGCTTTCGAGGTCTTGCGCACAGCTTCAATCTCGGCGCGAGACATAACTTCGAATTGAACCCCGCCGCCCTTGAGCTTCGCGACGGCATAGACGTGAGTGACCTTTCCTCGATCCGCAACCGACGCAGGGATGTGCTCGATGTCCGGATCAAGGCCGAGCTTGTAGTTGAAGGTGTCCTGTTCGTGCACGCAGTATGCGGATAGGCTGACGATCTGACCGGATCGACGGGCGAGATCGATCATTCCTCGGTAGCCGATAATCAGCTGCGCGTTCGGGCGGCCTTGCTTGTCCTTGCCGTTGCCGAAGGGGAGCAGGTAGCAATGACCGAGCGCGGAACCTGGCTCAAGGCCGAGAGCAGCGCACTGGAGGACTGCGCCGTAAAAGCTCTCAGGGGCGCACTTCAGAAGAGCCGGTGCCTTGCGGCACTCAGTCATGACGATGCGCGTCAGGCGATCAGCAGTCATGCTCTTCGGAAGTGCCAGGGCCATCTGTGCCTGAAACTTTTTCGAGCGCACGACGTCGATGACGGTTGCGGCTTTGACCTGTTGCACGACGGCGGTCTGTTCGGCGGCAGGTGCGACCTGAGATTTGAGAACATCAGTTGTGGACATTGGTTTTCCTTTGTGTTAAGCGAGTCGAAGGATGCGGGTGGTGGAGGTCTGTACGAAGTCCCTGTACAGGTCCGGGTGTTCTTTCTTGAATGCAGTGGATGCGAAGCGGGAGCTGTTCTGCGCCTTGTAGGTCACGGCCTTCTCGCCGCCAATGAGTAGTCCTGACTTCTCGCCGATGGCTAAAATCACGCGGTTTGCGACGGCCTTTTCCTGGTCTTGGAGCTCCTTGATGCGCTCTCTGATCGTGCGCAACTCGCCAATGTCGGCCGCTTCATCGTTGCTGGCCTCGACCATCTCGCCGTCATCGCGGGCGTACAGCTTCTTGATGTCGTCGGCATTGATCGGATCGGGAGGGACGTCAGCGAGGACCTTCTTGAACCAGAAGGCGTGGCACTTTTCGACGATGGCTTTGATCACGTCCTCGTCGCGCCGCACTTCGTACATTCGGAAGTCTTGGCCGCCGATGAGAACAGCGACATAGAACTTCTTGATTCCGGTAACGGCCATGTACCACTGAATTTGCGTTTCGTAGTAGAGCGGAATCTGGTGCTCGGTGACGACATTGCCGGACACGATCTCAGCTTCCTGCGAAGGTCCCCACTTGTCAGCCATGAAGGCGTTGGCGGTCTTGCATTCAAGGCCAACGTCGGTCGAAAGCATGAGGCCTGTTTCGGTTGCCTTTTCGGGCTTGTGGACGCGGACTGTCTTGGCAATCTGCTCGTTGACGATCGCTCGGTCGATGTTGCCGCGCATCCAGCCTCCCTCGCCGGTTGAGAGGAGGAAGTTCACGCGTTGAATTTTCATTCCGGTGCGCTTGCTGAACTCTTTTGCAACCACGTCTTCAAGCGTCGTTCCCCAGTAGGCTGCCTCACCTGCAGGCGATCCTTCGGCCTTCCCGGTTTTCTCTTCCCAGAGGCTCAAGGGAGTCTTGTAAGGATTGAGTCCGAGAACGGTGGCGACGTCTGAGCCACCGATGCCCTTCGTGCGTTCTTGCAACCAGGCATCGCGCGGCATCTCTGCAGTCTTAATAGCAGCCATTAAAACCCCCTTGAATGAGTGCGCCGGCGACAATCGCGAGCGCTCCTACGAGAACAACGACCTTCCAGATCAGCGAGGGTCGTTCACACGAAAAAGGCTCGACGTTCTGCCGAGCCTGCTTTGCTGCGCGACGCTGTTCTAGCGGTCGCTTTCGAGTAATTCGTTTCATGTCAAAATCCAGTGGGATGTGGTCAATCGTCTTGACCGGGTCTGAGTAGCTCATTGGGTTACCTTGAAAATCCCGCGTTGAAAAGCTTCGTAGACTGCTTCTGCGGCAGTTCTCGCGCAAAGCACGCTCATCATTTCTTCGTGGTAGTACTTGACGGTCGTTATCGCGATACCCATCTTTTCGGCGATTTCGCGTCGTCTGAGACCTTTCGCAACGAGCGTGAGGTACTCGATTTCGCGCGGTCTCAAGTTTTTGCGCGGTTCCGCTTTCATTCGAGCGCCTCGCCTTCGTCCTCGTCGTCCTCGTCTTCGTCCTCGGGGTCGGGGCCGCACCATTTTTCGTAGTCGTCAGGACCACATCCGTCTGGGTAGTTCCACGCCATGCCGATCTCTTTAGTCAAAAATCCAGTGGTAGAGAGTGGCCGCAGCCATTGCCGGCAGGATCACTAGGCCGAAGAATCCGAGAAGGCCTTCGAGGCCATCGATGAGGTGCCCGAGTACGCCAGAGCGCTGAGGCTCGGTACCGTCCGTGCCGAAGTAGGTCCGCTTCGCCAGGTCGTCGAGGTAAGTAATAAAGCGCTTCATGACGCCTCCGATAAAAAGAAAAGACATTCATGCGCTCCCGTCCCTTGGTGACTAGTCAGGTACCCAAAGTAGAGCGGGACAGAAGCGCGTGAATGCCTTCTTGTGAAGAAGGGTGGGGGAGCGGCGGTGTCCCCCGAAGTCGTTACGGAAGTTCGTCCATGACGCACTGGACGTTGCAGGCGACCTGCTCGTACTTCTCCGCTGCGGGGCAGTGGATGACGGTCGGCTCGGTCTTCATGTAGAAAGCGAGCGCGGCGGCGTTCGCGATGCTCATGAGCGCGTACTCGTGGACATCAGCTTCGCTGCAGGTCTCGCGACCGATCGAACGGAGGTGATGCGCCAGTCGGGCGTCGAAGTCGTTGCGCTTCATTCTTCGTCCTCCTCGTCGTCATCGTTGAGCAAACCAGTCAGAATGGCGTCAGCGGAGTTGAGTGCACCGATGTACGCATCGTCGTCGCCCCGGATGTAGGCCTTAGCGGCCTCATCCATGAAGTCTTTGATGTACTCGAGGTAGTCGAGCTTGTCCTTGTCCGTCATTGTGTTCTCCTGATAAGTCGTCCCGCGTGTCGCTCTTTGCGGGTGCCCGCGAGACGGCTGTGATCTTTATGAAAGTCCATCCAAGCGCTCTCGCGCCAGTCCCCTACGCATTGAACACATGCGCAAGAACGCTTGAATCGACTTTCTGCTGTGCACGGTCCCGCGTTTTCCGCAGGCAACCGCTCGGGTCTTCGTGACCTCTGCCTCTCTCGGCTGCATCAGCTACGTCCGCCGCTCCGTGCTTCTCAACACCTGCCACCACGCGTCCGCTTGTTCGCCCGTCGGGTTCAATGGACCTGGCGGGTATGTCTTGCCCTAACTGAAGTTCACAAAACGCTAACTCCGAATTAGTAACCAGATACTAACCGAGGTTAGCAAAGCAGGCAAGTCAAAACTAACCGGAGTTTGTTGTTCTATTGACTTATGTCAACTTCGGTGGAGAAAAACAGTAACGTAGGTAAACAAAAAAAAGCCCGGCATAACCGGGCTTGTGTGATGTGGGAGATTTGTCAGAGTTCTCGTGAGGCGTGGAGAGCGCGGCCGAAGATTTGGATGCGGTCGCATTCTTCCTTGACGTAGCGCTCGGGCGGGTAGGCGGGATTGTCCGACGAGACGAGCAGACCGTCTTTGATCTTCCTCAGGCGCTTTACTTTATATGCGCCGTCGATTGCCAGCACGTAGATCTGGCCGTCGATGACGGGGACGGCTGCGGGTCGGCTGTCGACCTCTTCTGCCCACAGGATCTTGTCGCCGCACGAGAGGGTCGGCTCCATAGAGTCGCCGATCACCTCAGCTACCTTGCAGACAGATGGACTCACATGCTTCGCGATGAAGAATGATTCCGGGAACCACATTGGTTCAGATTCTGTGACTTCTTCCCAGTCGGGATTGTGTCCGTCTCCGGCGGAGAGAACAAGTTTGTACACGGGAATGATGACTACTCCTGGCGGGGTCTTTTCTTCTTTAGGCAAGCAAGAGCGCACCGGCTGGCGATTTTCTTTTTCGCCTTCGCCGGTCGCAAGCCATACGTGTGACACGTTGAAGAATTTCGCCGCCTGCATGAGGTTTTGCGGCGAAATCACTCCCTGATAACACCACTTGGCAACAGCCGCAGAGGATACATCACAGAACCGCGCCAATGCGGCCTGCGTCAGCCCTGCGTCTCGATTGAGCAAAGAGCGCAAGCGTTCAGCAATTTCAGCAGGTTTAGAGCGGTCCATGATGGCCTCCTTTCTACCTAACAAAGGTTAGCACAATAAGAAGTTAGTGGAACTAACCTTAAAATACTAACTTGTGTTAGTATTGGTTGTGAATTTTTAACCCATTGCTAACGCAAGGAAGTAACGAATGAGTGAATGCAACCATCGGAAGAATCCAAAGCGTCTTTCGCAAGCTACTACATCGCGCGTTATCGATGCGCTGGGTGGCACGAACGCGGTTAGCCGCATGACGGATGTTTCTACAGCTGCAGTGGCCATGTGGCGCAAGCGTGGGATGCCGAAGGCGCGTGTCGTTTTTCTCAGGGAGGTTTATAAGCATCTCCCCGTCATGCGCCTCAAAGAGGTTCGTGAACTTTAAGGGGACGCGATGAGCTACGCCGCAGAAAGATGGGCGCGTAGTCAGAAGGTTGGCAATGCTTCGGCGAAGTTCGTGCTGATTGAACTGGCGAACGCGCTCAACAAGGATGACGTTGAGTGCTATCCAGGCATCGACACGCTTGAGGAATCTACCGAACTGAATCGTAAGACGGTGCTTGCCGCGACGAAGCTGCTTGAGGAAAAGGGCTTCATCAAAAAGCGCCGCGCATGCGAAAAAGGGAAACAGCGAATCTATTACTCGTTCCCGGCGTTCAATCCCGCTGACTGGGAGTTCAAAAAGGAAAGTGCCGAAAACGGAACTTTGCAAAGTCCCAAATCAGGAACTTACGTCGAGCAAAGTCCCAAAAACGGAACTTTAGAAAGTCCCAAAAACGGAACTTTAGAAAGTCCCAAAAACGGTACTCAGCAAAGTACCGAAAACGGGGTTTTGCAAAGTCCCAAAAACGGGCCTGTAACAGGTAATAAGAACAGGGAAATAGAACACGTAATAGAAACACATGAGGACGCCGCGTCGGGAAGCACGCCGCCAAAAGCCAGAACCAAGAAAGGCGAGGCCTGGAAAAAGTGGATCAAGGTCGAAAAACCGGACGAAGTTCCTGATGACCTCTGGAAGCAATTCGGAGAAATTCGCGCCCTGAAAAAGCGGGCTTTGACTGAAAGTGCGCTTGAGCTTCTTCGATCCGAAGGGGAGAAGGCTCACATGACGCTGCTTCAGGTCATCGAGCATTGCTGCGCCAATGCCTGGGCAGGCTTCAGAGCCTCCTGGTTGACGAGGGCGAATGGTAGCAACTACCGCAAGCCTCAGAACGTCACCCAGACGGCTGAATACCGAGAGCGACTTCAGGCCTGCTGCCGAGGTGAAGGCAGAACCGAAAAACTCGCTGACGACGGCGTAACGATCATTGTGGATTGAGGGAAAGAACATGAAAAAAGCAGAGGGCTTGGTCGGCCTGTTGGGCTTTGCCGAGGGTGAAGAGGAGCGGGTATGCCCAGAGCATGGGCGGTATATCTCGCACCTGACCTACCTGAAGGGAGAGCTCAAGAATGCGAGCGGATGTCCGAAGTGCCGAGCGATCCAGTTGCAGAAGCGGCAGGAAGACGAAGAGCGCGAACGAAAGGAACGTGAAGAGCTTGAAAAGCGCCGCTCGTATGAGCAGACGCTGGACCGAACGGCCATCCCGACCAAGTACCGATCCAGAACGCTTGCATCCTTCAGAACCGATGGGAACGACCAGAAAGCGAAGGTGCTCAAGATCGCCGAGTCCTACATCACAAAGTTCGACGCGCTTCGCCAGTCCGGCATAGGGATGGTTTTCATCGGCGAATGCGGGACCGGCAAGACCCATCTGGCGTGTGCGGTGCTTCAGGAACTCTTGAGCAAGTGCGCCGGCATCTACACGACGGCACATGAGATGGGGCAGAGGGTTGCCGATTCCTGGGGCTGCCGAGAGACGGGTAAGACGACCGCAGACGTGAAAAGAGCCTACAAAACCTGTCCGCTGCTTGTCGTCGATGAGGTCGCAAAGGAAGACGCGAAGCCGATCACAAAGGAAGTTCTCTCAGAGATCTTGTACGCCCGCTACGACACTCAGCTTCCGACCATCTGGATCACCAACGCCGATCCGGCGCTGCTGAAGACCGCGATAGGAGAGCAGGAGTACGACCGGCTCAAAGAAACGTGCAAGTTCATCCGGCTCTCGTGGCCGAGCATGCGGAAGAACGACATCGATTTTTAACAAAGGAGAGGTCATGACAGACCAGAAATCAAATGAGCGAGACGGGCAACCGGAAGCAGTCCAGTCGCCCGAAATCACAACGGATTTCAGTTCTCTTGAGCTGGAGACGCTAGATACCGCCGAAGAAGAAGGAAAACGTCTTATTCGTCATTACGTGCAACGCGCGAAACAGCTTCATCGAGAACATCTTCGTCGCTGGGGCAGACCTGATCAAGCCAAGCAAGAACTGCCTCAAGGCGTGAAACGTTGATCGAAACCAAAGACTGGACTTCTTCTGTGCCTGTGTCGCCCGTTGCGGAAATGTCGATCGGTTCGAGTTTCACCGCACCTGCAGCGCACATGGCGAGTAAGGCTGTTTTGGGGTCGAGTTTAGTAACAGGCATTTGTTTAAACCTCCGTGGGTTGGTTGATGGACGTGTTGGGGAACACAGCCTCAATCATCTCACGGGGGACCTAAAAAGGAGGAGTCATGAAAGAAAGTGACGAATACCGCCTCGGACGATCTGCCGCACAACGCGGTGAGCCGATGGCGAAATATCAGGGCTTGACGGCTCGAATGAATCCCAAAAAGAGAGCGGCCTTTATTCAAGGCTATTACGACGGACTGAGGAGAAAGGAAAAATGATTAGTTTCACGATTGAGGGGGTTCCAGTCCCCAAAGGACGCCCGCGCTTCACTCGCAGCGGCCACACGTACACGCCGGACACGACGCGAAAGTATGAGGCGCTCGTGACGGCCAGGGCAAAGGAGGCAATGATTGGCAAGAGAAAGATCGAAAAGCCGAACGCAGTCCGTGTGGACATTCTCGCCATCTTTCCTGTGCCCTCGTCATGGTCTAAGAAACGCCGCACAGCGGCTCTGCAAGGTGTCGAGCATCACGTCTCAAAGCCGGACCTTGACAACGTACAGAAGGCGATTCTTGACGGCATGAACGGGATCGTTTTTGAGGACGACTCGCAGGTGATCGACAGCCGGACCAGAAAGGCATACGGACCCGAGCCGGGTGTAAAAGTTTTTATTGACGAGGTGAAGCATGGATGATGCAGACCGAGCCGCAAGAAGCGATGAGTGGATCATGCGAGCGGCAATTGAGGAGAGAAAGCCAGAGGGACCGAGACCGATCGTGGTGAGCTTGTGCTTGAACTGCGGGGAAGTGATCGAGAGAGTGCCTGCAACGGTCGAGGGAGTTCGAAATGTTCGACGTTGGTGTTGTGCCGAATGCCGAGACGAATGGGAAAGGGAGCATGCGAATGGATGAAGCGGAGCGCCGAATTCTTGAAGCGCGCCTTGAGAACTGGAGGTCATGGGCGCGTGAGGGAAAGCCTCGTGGAAAGAGTTCAATGCTCGGCGTGATGCGAGAGGCCGGCTACGTGCCAGAGGAAGGCACAAAGGAACGTCCTCGCATTATCGACATCAATGACGCTGTGGAGATCGAGGCGGCATGGAGCGCGATGCTCGATTCAAAAGAGAAGCGGTTGTTGCAGGAGGCCTATGGGAATCCGAGCCGGCCGCTCTGGATAACCTGTCGTGTGGTAGGCATCCGACCACGCAAGTACGAACAGCATCTCATGTTGGCAATGCGCATGTTGCACAACGTGCTGTCCCGTGATAGACTTCACTAATCAAATTATGCCGGTGTGTCCGAGCTGGAGGGCGAGTCTTTTAGGCTCGCTTTGCCATGCCTAGGAAAAACATCAGCAATTCTGGAAAGCGGTATCTCCTCCACGGTGATGCCGCTTTTTTGTTTTGAAAACAACACCGCGCACGCCTCTCAACGATGCGCAACCCGCGCGGTTTCCATTCGCTACCTTAGGGCAGTTTGCTCCGAGGTCGGGGCGGGGAGAAATTCTCGCTCTCTCTAATTCCTTGGGTTACCTATGAAGAAAGCTATTGTGGCGGCCATTGTGGTCGCCTTTTTTGTTTCTACAGCGGCAGAAGCACGTGGCGGTCGAGGCTTCAGCGGCGGTCGATCGTTCTCCCGTCCTGCTCCTACGAAGAGCTATGCACCGAAGCACACGGCTGTCGTGAAGAAAAACACCACCGTCATCAACCAGACGGTGAATCAGGTGCCGGCATCTTCCAACAGTGGCTTCTGGTCTACTGTTGCTGGATCGTTCGCGGGATCGATGGCAGGCAACGCCGTCTACGATGCTGTGACTGATGACAAGGGCCAGGCGCCTGTGCTGGCTCAACCTCAGCCTCTGCCCGCTCAGTGATGGGGCGTCGAATGAGCGACGGAGAGAGCTTGGGTCCTCCCGGGGCTTTTTGACTCATGCGGGTCGGACGAGCCCCGAAAACGGTCTAGATGCAATTTTCAAAAGGGTGTTCATGAACATTTCACTTTACGCTTTCCGTGAACGGTTTACGCCTGCCAGTGCTTGCCGGTATTGAAGCGAAAGCGCGAACGCGTGAAGATGGAATTACCAAACAAAATGAGGTGTTGGCATGGCGAACGATGGCGTCAGCATGCGAGAGTTTGCGCGCCAAGTCGGACGTAGTGCCGCATATGTAAGCGGGAAGTGCAAGACTGGCGAGCTGCCTCTTGTCGACGGAAAGATTCCGTTAGAAGAAGGCCTGAAAGCCTTCAAGGCTCTGGTCAAGTCTGAAGAACGAAAAAAGGCGAGCCGCCGGACGTCCAGAAGGACGACGGAAGTGTTCACGGGTGATGACGAAGACGACAAACAAATATCGTCTGCGCTGAACGTTAACGAGGCGTTCAACAAGGCCCGGCTCGCAAAAGAGGTCGCGACCGCAAAGATCAAAGACCTCGAATACAAAAAGCTCAAGGGCGAGTACGTAGCGGTTGCAGATGTTGAGGCGGACGCGAGGGAGGCGGCAGCAATGCTCCGTAACTTCGCAATTTCCGCACCGACTCGATACTCGGCGTTGCTTGAAAACCGAACGCAGCGCGAAGCTGAGGAAGTCCTTGAAGACATCTTCCGCGACCTTCTGAAAACAATCAACGGCTCGCGGTTTGCAAAGGAGTGATGACATGGGCATTTGGTCCAAGGCGTGGGCGCAAGCTTGTCGCCCGATCTCTCGTTTGACCGGGAGCCAGTGGGCCGATAAGTTCCGCGTCGTTGCTTCCGGTACGTCTCCTGAGGCGGGCATGTGGCGCACAAGCCGAACGCCGTATTTGCAGGAGCCGATGGATTCTGCGACCGACAGACGCACGGAAATCGTCGTCATGTGTTGCTCTTCGCAGCTCGGCAAGTCGGAGATGCTCCTGAACATCATGGGGTACTTTGCCGACCAGGAGCCTGCTCCTCAGCTGATGCTACAACCGACCGTTGAAATGGCCGAGGCGTTTTCGAAGGAGCGCATCGAGCCGATGTTCCAGAACTCTCCAGGCTTGCAAGGCAAGCTCGAAGAAGGGAAGGACGGTCGCGGCTCTGCGAAAAAGTCAAGTACGACTATTCGCATGAAGCATTTCCCGGGCGGGTATCTGGCTCTGGTCGGTGCGAACTCACCGGCTGGCCTTGCCTCTCGTCCGATCCGAGTTCTGCTTTGTGACGAAGTGGACCGTTACGGCGTGACGAAGGAAGGTGACCCTCTGAAGCTCGCGATTCAGCGAACTCAGAACTTCGGAAACAGAAAGATCATTCTCGTCAGCACGCCGACCATCAAGGGCGCGTCGAAGATTGACGACTGGTACGAACGAAGTGATCAACGTCGCTTCTTTGTCAAGTGCCCACATTGCGGTGAGGAACACATTTTGCAATGGGCAAATGTGACCTGGCAGAAAGACGACGAAGGGAATGCACTGCCGATGACAGCAAGCATGCATTGTCCAGAGTGCGGCTGCATAACGAGAGGTGCCTACAAACCCGATCCGAAGCTGCTGCAGAGCGGGCGTTGGATTGCGACGAACCCAGGCAGCAAGATCAAGGGCTATCACGTCAACGCGCTTTACTCGCCGTGGGTGAACCTTCACGACCTTGTTGAGGAGTTCGTTTCCGTGAATCACAACCGCGACAAACACGGCCTCATGGAGTTCGTGAACCTGAAGCTCGGCGAGGCGTGGGAAGAAATCAACCCTGACGCCGACAACTGGGAACAGCTGTTCAACCGGCGCGAAAGCTATCCGGTAAATGGCGTGCTTCCTGAAGGCGTCTTGCTACTGACTGCCGGCATCGACGTTCAGCACGATCGTCTCGAATGCTCCGTTTACGGATGGGGCGTCGGTCGGGAGTGTTGGGGCATAGAGCACCGCGTGCTCTACGGCCGTCCGGACGATCCGAGAACGTGGCAACAGCTAGATGCGGTCCTACAGCGTCAGCGTTCGATGCC